CATTATGTCTAATACCATATTTCATAAAATCCTCAAAATCATCCATCTTGCCTTTTATCTCAAAACCTGTATCTGTTTTTATATGTCTATTTTTTAAATTCTTTTCAACCCATTTTTTATCAATATTAAAACTTTCAATTCCTTTTTCTTCTATATGTTCCTTAAAACTATCTTTTAAATCATCCTTTATCGCCTTATCAGCAAACTCATCTATATCAAGTTTTTGTTTTTCTCTTAACATATAAAGTAACATTCCTCTTACATCTTCGCCCTGCTTCATATCACTATATAAATGTGCTATATAAGAGTCCACAAAAGCTTTAAACATCTTAGTCTTATACTTATCATCTTTCACTTTAGTAGCATTTAGAAACTCTGTAACAAACTTAGAATTAGCTTCTTCCTTCTCTGCATCCTTATCCAATACTTTTAGATGATATTCGTCATTCATTCCACTCAATCCAACCAAAGCAGCAATTTTAACCGTCTTAGTCTCTTGTATATTAATTTCATTCTTAGACATTTGTATATTAAATTTATCCTCTTCAAAGCTAATAGAATGAGTATACGAATTATTGTAATCAAGCTTTAATATAGCAACTTTCTTTTCATCTTTTTGAGAGTATAAGCAAATTGCTAAGTCGCAAGATTCTAATATAGCATTCAATTTCATAACATCAAATAAATAAGCTGCAATCTCTTTAGAGTTATTTAAAAATGAACTTTCATCATAAATAATTTGTTCACAACACTTCTTAATTAGATTGTTACTATAGTTATTAAATACTGCTGTTCTGATGTCATTATCTCTTGATACTTTGCTTATTTTCTTTTGAAAAAATAGGACCATATCTTGATTAACCCTACCTTCAAAATCATTCAATATTGGTGTATCACTATTCTTATCTAAAACATGTATTATAAATTTGTGTATTATCATAATTCCACCCCTTATAAATTTTCAAAACGTTCTATAATCTTTTCGCTTATCGTGTTTTTTATAACTTCATCTACCTTATCTATAGTTATTAGTACTATATTTTCATCTTTAGCCAATACCTTTGCTTTCTCTCTTAAAACGTCTTTACTTCCATATGTGTAATGTATTTTTCTATTTTCTAATGACAATCCTATCTGCCATCTTAATATATATTCATACATTTATCCCACCCCTTATTTTCATTTGAGAGTTACAAAACACTTCAAAAATATTCATACTAAAAGACATTTTGCAACTTTTAGCCCATTCTTTTTGCTATTTCATATACAACATTTGCAGTAACAGCATTTCCTGCTTGCTTGTGCAGTTGACTATCTGAGCATACACTTGCTGCTCTTTCGTAATATTTATCCGGAAATCCTTGCAACCTAAAGCATTCCTTTGGTGTTAACCTTCTTATATCTCCATTTTTCAAAATTCCATGTTTATCTTGAGCTGTCAATGTGAACATTGGTTCTCCGCTTTCTTTAATTCTACGACCATTTTGTCTTTTATTTACCCTATCGGGCGTTAAAACTGCATTAACTAAAACTCCACTATTATCACAATTTCTATTTGTCACACCTGCATTATATTTTGCTTTAAGGCATCTAGCATTTATTGTTACTTTAGAGTTTTTATTTAAGTCTATAAAGTATAGACCTGTTTTAGCACCTCCACCTCCTGCCTGACTTCTAATACATCTAGCAACTCCAACTGCATCATAAATTCTATTTGTACTATGAGTTGGATTATTTAGTTGCTCAAGATTTTTTCCACTTTTTCTTTCGATAGGAAATACTTTTCGTGTACTTCGTCCTCTAAAATGTCCAACAATGAATATTCGTTCTCTATTTTGGGGTACTCCGAAGTTTTTAGAATTAAGAACTTGCCACTCTGCATCATAGCCGATTTCATCCAGTTCAACGAGAACTTTGAGGAAATCAAATCCTCCATTAACACTAAGTAGATTTTTAACGTTTTCAATAAGTAAATACTTGGGTCTATCTTCTTCTTTGAGTTCTCTAATAAGTTTTGTAACTGTAAAAAATAAACTTGAACGTTCTCCTCTGAATCCAAATTGTTTCCCTGCAACAGAAATGTCTTGACATGGGAATCCAAAACACCAGACATCTGCTCTTGGGATATTTTCTGTTCTAATTTCTCTAATATCTCTTTCAAACCATTCATCCTCCTTCGGTTTGTGCATGGCATTATAACTTAAATTTGCGAATTTATCATATTCGCAATGTCCCAAACATTTATGTCCTGCTTTTTCCATCCCTAGCCTAAAGCCACCTATCCCTGCGAATAAATCTAAAAATGTAAGCAATACAACGCCTCCTTTATTTCATTTTTGAGAGTCACAAAACACTTCAACAATAATTTATATTAAAAGACATTTTGCAACTCTCTAAACTGTTTTAATTAGATATTTTCCATATCCATTTCATATTTAGATAAAATCTCTTTAAATGCTTTTGCTAACTCTGTTCTTATAAAAATTGAATTTGAATCTTTAGCAGCTATATCAAGTTCTATATTTTTGTAATCCTCTTTGCTAGGAAATTTAAATCCTATTCTTATAGGGCAATCTATATCCTCAAGATTTTCTATAACTCTCCCTGCAAACTCTGCACTACCTTGTAAATCCTCATAACTTTCTACTCTATTTTTTAAATCTTCATATTCTTTATATTCCATAATCTATTCCTCCTCTAAACTGTTTTAATTAGATATTTTATCATTTCAAAATTAGTCATTTTTAGCACCCTCTTCATTTCTCAATAATTCATGAGCTTTTTCTTCATCATAACTGCAAATATTTCTACCATCACAATAATGACAAAGCAATCTAGTATTTTTAGTAACAATAGGAAACATTTTTTTGCAAATCTCCAATCTATCATCCATTCTTATACACCTCTTTTGTTATCACAATTTTCACACTCTTTAAGATTCAATCTATACTCATAAATCCTACCAGCTATAAAACTACCTACTATAAGTATTAAACTAGCTAAGACATTCACTTTGTAACATCTCCTTACGTTCTAAAAACTCTTTTCTAACTTCCTCCAAGTTCTCATATTCATTGCCAACTACTTTGTAATCTCTACTATGATATATTTCTGTTTTATTTATAAGCTCTATCCATTCTCCTTCAAGCTTCTTTAAATAATGCCATTCCAAATATATTTTAATGCTGTCAAAATCTCTTTTTACAACTCCATATTGGCTTGTATCACTAGAATTATCATATCCTTTCAATATATCCCCTTCACAAATTTCTTGATTGTTTCTAGCCCATTCTCCAGAGCATACTCCAACATTACATACTCTTTGCCATTCACAATTCTCTTTTAGCATAAATAAACAATCTACTGCATCACTCCACTTTATCGTATTTGAATAAATCCACTTCTCATTCTCAAAATCATAACCTCTATACTTAATTAAACTCATTTCTAATCATCCCCTCGCACTCATATTTACTTAATATTTTTATAGCTATATCAATAGCTTTATTAACAGAACACTTTTTCTTATTTAATATCTTTTCAGCTAACTTAATTACTTGTTCCACATTTGCTAATACCATCTGACACCTCTTGAATATATCTAACTTTCCAACCATTTTTAGTAGTCTTTCCTGTTCTTGCTAGACGAGTAATATGAAGTTCTGTAAAATATAAATATTTACTTGCTTCGACAGCACTGACAAATATTTTACTCTCTCCAGTAATAATGTTAGTACACTCTACTTTCTTACTTTTTCTTCCTTGACCTTTAGAATTTGTTCTACCAACTAAACCTTTTTGTTTACTTTTATTTCTCATTTTACTTAGATTACATCCAAACATATCTTCTATATCAATAGTTTTTTCTAACAATTCTCCTGCGTCCATCCAAATTTTAGCCATATCTTCGCCCCCTCCTTATTCAACTGGCATTTCAAACACTTTTTCTTTGCAGTATCTAACCCCGTCTTTATTTATAATGTCAAACTTAGTTCCTGCAATAACAGCATTCTGTATCATGTTTAATACTTCAATAGCTCTTTCTTCTGATTTATACCTACCTATTTCTCTAACATTTGATTCCCCTTCAAAGACTGCATATACATACCTACTATCTATTTCAACTCTGTTAACTCTCATTAAATCTAATCTATCTTGACTTCTAATTATTATCATCACTAATCCCTCCAATATTTTAACTTCTAGGAAGTAATATTGCATAATTACTCCCTAGATTATTTAACTTAATTAAAAAGGTATATCGTCATCATCTATTGCTTGAAAACCTTGTGGGTCTAATCCTGGTGGTACATATTCTTGTTTAGCATTATTATCATTTTTACTAGAAAGTAGTTCTAAAGCATTTACATTAACCTTAGTAATAGATTTCCAGCAACCATTTTCATCTTTGTAATTATATATATTTAACTCTCCAACAGCATATATAGGTTTACCTTTAACAAGATATTGCACTAAATTCTCTACATGTTTTCCTAATTGCTCACATTGAATAAAATCAGTTATTTTATTTCCATTTTTATCTTTAAACCTTCTATCTACTGCCATTGAAAAGGTTATTTTTGGAGTACCCGAATTTGGAAGGTACTTCAATTCTGCATCTGCAACTAATCTTCCAACTAAAGTTATTGTATTCATTTAACTAGCCCCCTTCTATTTTTCTTCTTGCTCTTCTGTATACTCAACAAAGTAAGTATAAATTGTCTTGCTATTTTGCTTCTCTCTAGCAATCTTTACTGTATATCCAGCTTTCCCAAGTAATCTTAATAATTCCAATCTATCTTGTTCATTTAAAGAACCACTTCTTTGTGCATATATTCTCGCCATTTATACCTCCCCCTTTCCAGGAAGCAATATATTGATATTTACTTCCTAGAAGTTTAATTTTATTTAAATTTTTCCTTCTGACTCTTTTTAATAATCTCATCTAGCTCTTTTTCTTCATATTGAGTGAAAGTCTGATTAAAGTTAGCAAACTTATTTTTATTCACATTATGAGTATTCACAGCTTTATTATTAGACTGTTTCTTCTCCTGTTTACTCTTTTTCTTCCTCTCAAACTCATTTTGATACTCTGTAAGTTCTAAATTAGTTTTTACACCTGCTTCTATCCAATTATTTAATATTGTCTTTACATACTTATAATTCTTAACTCCATTTGCTATTGCTTCATCAATAGCTCTTATAATTACATCAGCTTCCATTCCATCATCTAAGTAACTCATTAACTCTATAAAGTTATTAGGAGTAATCACACCTATATATTTTTCAAAGTATTTTTTTATGTAGGTGGTTTTGTCTTTATTGGATTGTTCATTAATAACAATAGTAGTAATATCATTATTTACTTTAAAGTCATTACTTACTACTTCCGTGTTTTCCGGTTTCCGAGAAACCCGGTTTCCGGGAAATCCGGTTTCCGGGAAATCAGTTTTTCGGGATTTTAGCTTCTGAGGATTTTCAAGTGGTATCTCATATACTTGATAATCATATCCTCCAAGCATCTTATTAGTATTAGAATCTCGACAAGGTGTTCTTGTTATATATCCATTTTCTATGAGCTCCCTTAAAATATTTGCTGTAGCATCCCTCCCATTTTTACTTCTTTTATATAAATCATTAACATAGATTTTCCAGTGGTCGGGCTTACTAATCAGATATGAATGTAAACCTTTTGCTTGCCAGCTTAATTTCACATCTTCCAAACAAGTTTTATTTAAAACTACATATGGATTATCTTTGTCTTTGTTTACTCTTATAATCCCCACAATATCACCTGCCCTTATTGCTTATTTTCATAAGCATTACAAATAGTGTCATACTCTTGTTTTGTTAAATCTTTTATCTCTTTTCCAAATCTTTTAAATACTTTTTCTTTCAAACTTTCTTTATCAACATTTGCATTACTTGCTATTGCATATAACCTACTTAATTGTTTATCTGTTAAAATTCTATTGTTAGAATTACTTTTAGCTTCATTTTTGCCACTAGTTGCGTCAAAAGTGTCACTTTCAGTTATGTTGAGTAACTGAATGTACAAATATCTAGTTTGATAGGTTTCTATACCTCCTAGTGCTTGTAATTCATTAGAACCTTTAAGTTGTAAATCTCTCATGGGAGAAGTAAATACAATCTGTTCTGATGGGTTTTCTCCATTAATTAATGTTAGAGTTGCATATTCATTTGTAAAGGTCACTATAGGGCACAACTTGGCTTCTTCAAGTAATCCAGTTGCTTGTGGTAGAAAGTCTGCTAACTCAAAATACTTGAAGTTAGCGAACTTATTTTCTCCACTTTTCTTTAGATTCAACTTACTAAATTTAACTCTTACATCCATCAATTTAATGTAAATATTATTAATTTCCATGGTCCTCACCTACTCTTTTTTAGCTTTTGGAATTGTTAGTGTAGTTCCATATTCAATCCTGCAACCTTCAACCTCATGACCTTTTTTAATAAAATCTTTAATAGTGTTCTTATCTACTTTTACAACTTGCTCTACTGTTTTATATATAGCAGGTATCTTTTCTTCATCTTCTATGACTAAGCTACCTGCTGACTTTCTTATACTTATATTTCCTAAAACTGTTTCTACTTTTTTAGTACCAAGTAATTCCATACAGTCTTTTATATTGCTTTTTAATCTATCAAGAGTATTCTTTTTGACCCTTTTTAACTCTTGCAATCTTTTAATCTCTGAATCTATAGAGTTTATATCACTGTCAATGTTTAATATTACTGAAACTATCCTAGTGTTTTTATTTTGTATCTCTTGTTTTATTATTTCTTTTATTTCCTCTAGTTTTTCAGTTTCATTTCCTGTTATTTCTGTTAAACCTTCTTCTATTTCTAATAAATCTGTAGCTAATTCATATAAAGTACTCATAATTTCCCTCCATTTATGCTATAATATATAATTATTAAATTTATTTTTTGTTTTTGATTAGAGCCATTGCAGTGGCTCTTTTCTACATTATTTGAACTGCTAAGGGTCTATCTGTTTCAAATTCTTCTCTCATTAGCAGTTCTTCTGCTTCTTCTGTATCTCTTTCTATCCTTTTGTACTCTGCATATGCTTCTTGTTTAATTCTGTCTTGTTCATCTGCTGTAAGGCTTCTATCTGCCCATGCTCTTTGTACTATATCTAAATATATTAAGTATTGTGCTTTTCTGTATTTTTCTATATCTTTGATTAATTCTTGTCTACTCTTCATTTTCCAATCCCCCTATTGATTCAATCTCTGAATTTAGCATAAGTAAAACATCCTCATATGCTCCTAATTCTTTTTCATCTGCTCTACATTTATATCCAATTGACTTTTTATACTCTATCCTCTCGCTTAGAGACTGTATTTTATATTCTAAAAATCTTTTAGTTACTTCCATGTTCAATCCTCCTTAAAGTCCAAGTCCTCTTTGTTTACATTCTTCCATATAAGTTACACACTCTATGTAAAATCTTGGCGTAGGTACTTTCTTGTGTCTTATACAAAATCTTAGAAACCATCTTAGAGTCAATCAAATCACCCCCTTTCTATTTCTAGCTTCCTCTATTACTTCTTTTAAATCTTTATTTTTATACTTCTCTATAAAGTCATCTAGGTCATAAGAAGAAATCTTAATCTTTTTTTTATTTTTTATAATAGGAATCAAGTTCAAATCAATTAAATCTCTTAATGTTTCAGTTCCTATAGTTAGTCGTTCTCTTGCTTCTCTTGCAGAAAGTAGTTCGTTTGGATATCCTCTCTGCATCAATAGAACTATTTTTTCTTTGCTGATTTCTTTCTCTATTTCTTTTTTCGCATTTTTTACTTCTTGCAGTATTATTGTTTTGATACTTTCATTAAAAAGTTCTCCAATATTTAAATTTTCCATATTAAATCACCACCATTTTAAGAATATTCTGTATTTAGTTTTCAAAGTGCTAGTTTTATTTAACCTAATTCTTACTTAAATCACTTGATATTCCATATTTTAAAGCCATATCTTTTACAATAGCTACATACCCCTCTATGAGTTTCTTATCATCTTGTATTACATCTAAATTGTTAACTTTCTCTCTTTTAGATTCAGATACACCTTCTTCTGCCATTTTTCTTCTTTTATTTATTAACCTTCTATTTAAGTCAACTCCAAACCTATTGTTTAGTAACTCATAACTTTCTCTCCTAAGCAAGTTTATATGTTCAAATCCACCTTGTTTTTTTGCTATTTTTGCAATTAGTTGTTGTGTATCTTTTCTCCAGTCAGTAGCATTTAATGAAACAACTTCTTCTATTGTTTTAACCTCTGTTTTTGCTTCTAATGCAATGTTATTAGCTTGGTTAACTTGTAGTCTTAAATCTTTCATTTCTTTTAAACTTTCTATTAATACATCTTCTATACAAGATGGTTTTTGTTGCTTAACTTTGAAATATGTTTCTTCTAAGTTATCAAACTGTTCCCAAGCTTTGTCAGTATCCAATATTTTGCAGTGTCTGTTTGCTCCTCTTTCAGTCCAAAGATATAATTGACTAGAATGTTTTGAAACCAACTGACTATTAGTAGGTTGGTTCTTAAATTCTTTCAAATACTCACCTTGTAATAAAAAATAGTGTACATTCTCTTTGAATCTCTCTTTGTTTCTATTAAAGTTAGTTTGTATATTGTTTACATCGGTTTCATAAACATCTGCTAATTGCTGTGTAGTTAGAACTCTTTCGTTATTTCTTTCTATTACTTGTAAGTTATTCATTTTATAATCCTCCTTACATCACTTTAAGTGATATTATTGTTTAAAAAAAATGTTCATATCTTCATTTGGGAATGTATTTTTAAATTTCTCCAAAAATCCTCTTCCTGGCTTTTTAAAATTTCCTTCTATCTTTGAATAATAAGACTTAGATATGCCTATTCTTTCAGCTAATTGCTTCTGGGTTAATCCTAAATTTTTTCTAAACTTTGATAACTCTTTCATGTTACACCTCGCCTTCACTATTTGTGATAAATTAATAATATCACTTTAAGTGAATATAGTCAAGACTTTTTATCTCTTTTCGTGAAGTTTTTTAAAAAAAGATTTATTTGTATCACTGTTAGTGATACAATCGTAGTATAAACATGACAAGGAGTGATATTATGTTTTCTAATAGATTAAGAGAGTTGCGTAAGCAAAAAGGTTTAACACAAATGGAGTTGGCAAAATTATTAAATTGTTCTTTGAGTAAAATTGCAATGCTAGAAACAGATAAAAGAGACCCTGTTAAAGAAGATTTATTAAGATTCTCAGAAATTTTTGAGGTATCAATTGATTATCTTTTAGGAAAGAATAATCTAGACCTAAATCCTCGATTAAACAAAGAAATGGAACAAGCTTTGCACAAATTATATTCCTTAGATGAGGAGAACAGGAAGGCAATAGAGAAAATTATTGATAACGCTTACTATAAAATAATAAATGAAGAAAAATAAAAGAGCTTTTTACACTCTTTTATTTTTTTTACTCATTTCTTCTTCTATTAATTTTATTATGTATTCATACTTTTTGGGTTCTGCTTTAAGAATCTTTTCTAATTTAAATCTATTTTTTTCAAAATATTCTTCTTTATTCAAATGTATCATCCCCTATATTATGTATTTGTTATAAAAATTATGTGATTAACAATCAAGAACTTACGTTCGTCAAATTAATTATAATCATCCTCCCATCTTTGGAAATAAAGTTCTTACACTTATATAAACTTAATTACAAAGCTTATTTAAATATATAATTTTCAAATTTTCTCTAGCTAGATAGAGTTATTTCTTACTTATATTTTAGCACAAATTTCCAACAAAAAAATCGACTAATAGGAAACTTTTCCCCACAAAAATGCACATAATATAATTATCTGAATTTACTAAAAAATATATTAAAAGGTGATTTAATTTTATGTTAAGACAACTGAGAAAAATGAGACATTTAACACAATTAGAGTTAGCAGAGAAAATTAATTATAACAAAAGTTATATATCTAAATTAGAAAAAGGTAATTATAAAAATGTAACTGTTACTACAATAGTTGACCTAGCAATTGGTTTAGAAGTTAATTATTTAATAGTAGCAGCTATTTTTATAATAGAAGAATTAAAAAGAAGAAAAGAAAAAAATAGACTAGTTAAATACTAGTCTATTTTTATATTGTTAATATAGCAAATTCAAACTATTACATACACGCATTGCTTCTTTATTCATTTTAATAAGTTCATTTAAAACATTTTCGTTTTCTAAAGCTTCTACAGAAGGGTCTCCATCTATCTCAAAATACAGTGTTTTATTTTTTGTTGTTCCCATATAAACTAATTCATCATCTGAATCATGCACATATCCTTTTTCAAAAACATATATAGTAAAAAGGTTATCATATACTTTGCCATTTTTTATATAATCAAAATCTATATTTGCCTCTGAACCATTATAATGTGAGCCTTTTGATGCATTAATTTTATATTTTCCATCCCAACTCTTTGGTATTCTTAAACTAAAACCATATTCACTATTATTATAAATAGTATCAGAATTATCAAAGCTATATAATCTTTGATATGGTACACCACCAGAAAAATTATCATTTACTTCATTATAAGTATAAAACCAAATTTCATTACTATTCTCTGATTTTATAACATGTTTCCAATCTCCATCTTGATAATGTACATTTATTTTAATACTTTTCTCTTTTTCATTTATAGATAATATGTCATAACGATTCCCACCTATTGTATTATCTGTTATACCGAATATTGAGTACCCATTATAGCTTTCATCATTCCAAACACCTAAAATATCTCTTAATACTTTTGAATTTGAATTTAAACATTGTTGTTTAATTTCTTCGGATAAATTCCCTACTGATGTTATTTTAGTTGCATTAGTTAAAATACCTTTATCACTTCCATAATCAACTAAAACTATTGGAGTATTTTTAGCCATTGATGAAGCAACTAAAGCATAAACTAAATCAGTCCCACTAGCTATATAAAATTCTTTTGCGCCATTATAGAACTTATTTACTATCTTCTTATTAGTATCGTATCTATCTGTACCACCTAATCTAGTTGAATTAGTATCATTAACTAATTTCTCGCTCATTGATGAAGTCCCACCTATTACATAACTTTCTATTCCAGTAGTGTTAAATGGTACACTTTTCCCATCAGTTAATACTATAGGTGCTTTATCTCTAACAG